GTAGCTTATCTCCGGTCCAACCACCGGCCCGCCATAATTTTGTGCAGGACCTATGACGACTTGATCGATCTCCAACGTGTAAGAGGTCGCAACGGTTGTTGCTTGGTGGATGTAAAGCCTGTAACTAGTCGATGCAGTCGAAACAAAAGATGCCCTGTAAACACCTTTCCCACCGACTGGCATGTTGACCAGACTCGGGCTGATCAAGGCAGAGTTGGTCACGTCGAGGATGTAAACGACGACGTCACCATTGGCGATGGTTGAACTACCCCAGTCGTAATTGAATGAGATGAAGTTGACATCGTTTGTCGATCCGGCCGTCATCGTAAATGCGTTTGTTGCAATCCCGTGACCCTGACGGTTGTTGGCAGTCTTGGTCAAAAGGCCTGACACACTCCCGTAAAGGGGTGAAGTTGTCGTCCCTTGGAAAGTCCAATCGGCGTTAGGAGACCCTGCGGCAAAAGTTGTGGGAGGAAGGGCCGCACTGTTCGTGTAGCGCGTCCACCCAACAGGGTTTGCCAAGTTGGCGGTCCCCTCAAAATCCCATTCGATGTTGGAAGTCTGGATAAAGTTAATGCCAGCGCCACCCCCGCCACCGGCTGCCGCAGACCATACGGTATTGGACCCATCCGTCTGAAGATACCGCCCTGCGTTTCCAGACTGAGTGGGTAGTAACGCATTCAACGCCCCGTTGGCAGTCGTTTGTCCGGTCCCACCTTTGGCAACCGTCAAAGTCCCGCCAAGGTTTTGGAGAAGTAAGTTGGCTTCTGTCACGTCCACCGTCGGATTGCCCGCAACACCGTCGCCGTCGGTAACGGAAACTTTAAATGAACCTGCTGTAATCGCCCGAGTTGCGGCGGTCCCGCTTCCTGTACGCGCGATAAGTCCTGTCGTCGAGAGACCAGCAAGAGCCGTCAAGTCAATGTCACTGGCCTCATAGGCGCGTTCAACCCCGGCGTCGTCCTTTGTGTAAAGGATTCCATCGGCCTTGGTGTAGACGTACATAAACCCAGGAGGGGGTGTTGCCGGGGCTGCACCCTCGACAAGTTCAAGACGGGTAGTACTAATAGACGCCCCTGACGGGGCCGTTACAACAATACCTTCTGCGATCTGTAAACTTTTAATTTCACCGAGTGCCATCGCGTAGAACCTCTTTTAAATATCTGTTGCGGATAGTCCTTCGAGAGGAGTTCCGGTTACGTTTATTCCGTCGATACTAAATTCAAGGCCTATGACTTTTAGATCAACTGTCCCGCCCAAAACTTGTTCGGACTGGAGTTCAATATCGTCGCCGATAAGGATCTCGACTGCTTTTGTCGGAGTTGTAAAAGTGTACGTCACAAAAGGACGAGACCGAAGACGTGTTATTTCTTCAAGTCTGTCTGAAATGTCATTAAGGACATGGCGCAACCGAATATCTTTTGAAGACCGGTCTAGGAATTTAGACCTGTCGCTCTCGTCTGTGAGGGAAGAACTTATCAAGGATTTGTATGTAGATCCGGTGTTGACAAGTTCCTGAGGGTCACTCGGGTTGAAAGATATGACGCGGGACGCCAAATCCCTGTACTCGATACTTCGACTCAAGTTTAAAATGTCGGAGTCTGTGTAAATATCCCCGGGGGTGGGGGTGTTAAAAAGATACCCTTGAGCCACACCCGTATTGGAGAGGCGGATATACCCGAGAATAGACCGGAGGATTTTCGCACAAACCTCCCCGTACGTCGGATAGTCTTGTTCGTCAAAATCTGGAATTGAAAACTCACCGTAAACAAGAGGGAGAATGTCGTCAATTTGGGTGTCAAAGGTCGAGTCGGTTGTTAAACCCGCCCCCTCAAGAAGTGTTTGGAGGAGTGTCCCCGGTATGGAGGAAGTTCTACCCACGTACGCACAGTAATAAAGTTTATCCTCGACAGGTTTTAAGGTCGAGGACGCGACGTTGGATTCAAAGTTACTGACAAGGTTTGCCTCGTAGTAAGTGTTACCACCACTCGTCGCAGTTCCTGAGACCGTGTAGTCCCTTTCATACATGAGTTCATAAGTTATCCCGCCTTGAACAAGGTTGAGACAAATCATCGGGAAGTTACTTATGGTGACGGCCGGCGTGTATGTGGGGTTTACCGCAACTCCTGGGGTCCAAAGTCTGATGACAGTGTTTGCCCCGGACTGACTTAACCTGGTGACACGGTAATAATTTGTAGGTTTCGCCGCCTCTGTCAGTTTAAAAGTTACACCTATGTCAATGTTTTCAAGATCCACGTCCGCCGTGGGTATGGTCAGGGTCATGTAGTGGCCCCCACTTTGAACCTGATAGGTGATAGCCGAAAGGTTTGTTTTGTTTATTCCCGCCGTCGTGAGGGTTTCTCGCGTCCTGAAAAGACCCCACTCGCGGTTGACAGAAATTGAAAAGGAATCGTTATAGTTGGTACACACTGCCTCTGGGAGGGACGTGTCATCAAAAACTTGAAACAGAGAAATGAGACCGGGTTTGATTCGAAACCTTGAGGCATTACCAACTATAAAAGGACAGGGTTTATCTTGTTGGTTTGGCATCACGTTAGGGAAACTATCTGACTGTCTGAGAAAGTACGCCTCTTGAGGAATGTCTCCAAAGAAACAGGGTTTAGTTAGGGGTGAGAAGGCGTCATACAAAATAAACGACAAAAAAGAGTCAGAGACACTCAGAGACTGACAGGCCCCGTTAAATACTTTTCTCCGGTTCGTCACGTCGTCGATACAAAACCAGACATCTGTAGGGGCGTCCTTGTAACTATCATCACCCGTTAAAAACTGGTTGAAGTAGTCGTCCGCGTTCGAGACAGAAAATGTCCCGGCCGAAAACGTAAACAAACCCCCATCCAAGACGGAAGATATGGACTGACTCACGGTCGGGGGTTGAGAAATACGGGGTAACCACTCGACCCTGGCGGTCGAGGAAGAGTCGGGGTTGAGGTTCCAATTAAGGGTTTCACCACTGGTCAGAAAGATGTGGTAGTCCAGACAAAGGATCTGAGTTGTCCCGTTAGGGGCGGAGGCCAGTCTTAACGTGACGGCGTTTGTCTCCGGGTTAAACGTGTACTGGTTGTTCCCGGACAGACTCGTCACCAGAGTTAGACTCGTGGAGTTTATCGTCAACCCCGCGACGTACCCGGGGGAGGTTATTCCGTAGTCACTCCCGCCAAGACTTGTGACACGGCGGGAAATGTAACGCCTCACCCGGAGACGGATGAGGAAAAATCTCTTTGTGGCCGCGTTTTCTTTAACGTCAACCAATGCCATAGGTCACCCTCTTTGACACGTAAACACCACACGCGGGACCGAGATACCCTGAACCTGAAAGTTCCAAGGGGAAGTTTAACCCTATCCCGACGTAAAGGGAGTCCCCGTTTCGGGTGTAGTCAATACTTTCCATACTCATGTGATACGTCTCAGACGAGGACAAAGGGATGAGGTCAAAGTCGAAACGGACCATGCCTCTCCATGACCCGGTCAAAGGGATTTCCGTAGACAAGTTTGTCCAGTCGGAGACGGCGAAAGGTCGGGTGAAACCAGAATCATTCCAGACTTTAATCCGGAAGGACTCCCCACCCGAAAAAGTCCCGACTTTAATCATGGGGAGGGTGACGTGTCGGAGGTCTCCTTTGACAGACGAGATGGAGAAAGTACCGATCGGTTCCACTTCCCCGTCATTAATAACCTTCCAAAGTTGAGACTGGGGGAAAGTCATCCAACAACCTCACGAAATGTCAGGTTCAGGGCGTAATAATCTTTAAACAGGTGTGTGAAAGTGGCCCCCGTTTCAAACCTCATGTACTTCGTAAACTCCCCGATACTGGAACTTACTTGTTTCAAGGGGTCGAGAGAGACGAAAAGAGGGACAGACGTCCCGAGTTCGCGAAAGACTCGGCGAAGTTCTGCCAAATCCGTGTCGTCTATGTACTCCGCTGTGAGACTTTCAAACCTCCAGAACTTGGGGAGGACGCGGTAATACTGGACCCCCGAAGTCGAAGACTGAACCAAGGCCGGGTCTTCAAGGATGGCCGAAAACCCGGGGGAAAAGTTCCTTGTGTCGAGGGTGACATAGTCCCCGAGGTAGAGTTGATTTATGGAAATCACGTCTTCGTCGTTTTCACGGTCTGAGATTTCAATTTGCCAATATCTATAGAGGGTGTTCAACCCGTCAAAGAATTTAAAAAAAGACCCGTCGTCTTGTAGTTCCGCCGTAATCGTGATGGCCGGAGAGGAAAAGGAGTTTGTTATGTTCCCCCTCAAGGTCACGGTGGCATTTTGGGTTAGGTATGTGTCTTGATCCACCGGCCCAATCAAACCAAAAAATCTCGGGGTAACGGCCGTTGTGAAATCCACCGTCACCTTTTCCGACGTATGTCTTCGGACGAGAGAGGCAGTCAGACCCGTCCCTGGGTCTGTGTCTGCCACTTGGGTATAGCCCAACATGTCCCACGCGGCGTTTGTCGTTTGGGTGAACCGAAGACTTCTCGTCCCTGAAGATCTCCCGATCGTGAATTTAAAATTCGTCGAGGAGTAGGTACAGGTCCAAAGGGTTGACGAGACGTTAAGTTGAGTTTGGATGTGTGACGCGAGGGCCGACCCTGAAGTGTATGACGCCACCGTCAAGGTAACGGTCTTGTTGGACCCGTCGTTAATATAAACCGTGTTGTTGGAACTCGTTACCTCGAAGTGTCCGTTAGGGATCCACCTCTTGTGTCTTTCGGGGAGGACAGAATTAGCCCCAGCCGCCCCCGATGCCGCCGAAGTGAAAGTCAGCGTTGCGTAGGAGGCGCCCAAAAAGTTGTTTTGGCAGAAACGTACCGCACCTTCGACGGCCATAATTTAAACTCCGAGTCTTGCGTTACGGCGGTTGAGATTAAGGATCGCCGTCGCGAGTTTGTCTGGACCGATATTAATTGAGGTCTCTATAGTTGTCCCACCCTCAAGTAACGCCGCAATCTTGGCGAGAAGGGGGAGGGCGTCGTCACTTCCAATTGTCCCACTGTTAAGTTGACGAAACAGGTTTGACTGTTGACGAGGATTTAGCATCATCTCGTCCGGACGGGTCAGGGCCAGACGTTGGTCAGGTCCCACAACTCCGCCATTAGCGAAACCGGGGACACCTGCGACCCGGAGGACCTCTGAAGCCCCACCGGTCAAAATTCCAACTACACCCCTACGGATTGGGTTGTCGGGATCACTGAATGCACTTTTAGCTTTTTGACCCGTGATTGCTTCCCTGAAACTCTTTACCCAACCGGGTTCTTCTGTCAGAAACGAAAAGGCGCCTTTAAGAATTTTTCCAATTTCGTCAATGGCACCTGTAAAAGCTGTTGCCAGATTGTTCGGAAGTTTACCTACCGCTTCGATAATGTTTCCAAATGCGGCGACAATTCCGGGGACAAATTGGGTAAATATCCCCCTAAACGCGTCCACAGTTCCGCGAAGGATGGTTACAATCACATCAAAAATTTGACGAAAAGGTTCGGCCACTACGGCAAAAAGATTTTGAAGAGACGTTAAAAAACTCGTGAAAAACGTAGTTAAACCGCCGACAAAAGTTCGAAGCGAGTTGATGAATGCTTGGTTTATTCCCGCAAACAGTGTTCGGCCGATGTTGGAAAAAGTCTGGCGCAACACGGTAAGGAACTGATTCAGCCCACGCGCAATCCCGTCACCAATTCCCGCGATAAGACGGGCAATCCCTCGCGCCCCGTCTGCGAAGGCGTCGGAAATAAACTGGGCGACTACGCCTAGACCAGCCGCAATGGCTCCGACAATGTTTTTACCGGTGACAATTTTGTTTAGTTCCACGCCAAACCATCGGCCAATAATCTCGCCAGCAATCCGGAGTGGGGCCTCGTAAAATGCTTTTGCGATGGCAAGACCAATACGGACCGCACCACCTTTATTGACGAGGACATCTATCAAAGTTTCCACAAAAACTGGGATAGATTCAGCGATCGCGTCAATAATTTCTGGGATGGCCTCGACAAAAGCTTTAACGGCCGCCTTTGTTTGTTCAGGACCTTGGGCAAAGAGGTCAAGAAGGGGTTTAACAGCGGAACCAATACCGGGGAGGATGGCGTCAATACCCGCAGAAAGTGTCCCGGTGACAAACCCTGCGGCACCGGCGGCACCTTGAGACAGACCAGAGGCAAGCGGGCTGACAAATTTTGCGATTTCTTCTGTCGTCTTTTTGAAAGCTTCCTTTTGTTTAGCCGCTTCTTCCTCGACGATTTTGGTACGTTCTTTAGCATAAGAAGCGGATAGCCCTGTTATAGCTCTTTGAAACTCGTCAAAATTAATTCGCCCTTCTTTAAAGTACCCTTCCAATTTTAATACATTGTCTTGAAGTTCTTTATCCAGACGATCAAGGGCGGGCAGGCCTTTAGACTCAAGGTCGTTTACAAACTTTAATGCCTCGTCGCGGAGTTTTTTAACTTCTTCGGCTGTTTCTGTAATCCCTTTACGCCCTGCCTGAGGGCCTTCAACAAGGGCTTTACTGAAGTCTGTCGTAACTTCTCCGGCTTTCGCGATGCGGAAGGTTAGACTTTGAAAGTTTTTGGCAAGTTTATCTCTTTCTTGTTCGGCCCGGGTAAACCCATCGGCGAAGTTTGTCACCGTGTCGGCAACGCCTTGGACCTCATTTCCTAATTTCTGAAAAATCCCAAGGGGGATAGCTTTAATCCCCATCGCCACGATGTCGAGATTTACGGCGAGAAGGCGCGGGATCCCCTCGATGGCGCGACTTAGAAAGGTGATGACACTTTCCACGACAGAGGCAAACGTGTCGATAACAGACAAGCCAAAGGTGATTGTCGTGTTAATCGTCGTTTGGACGGCAGACGTGAGAGACGGGCCAGAGAGAAAACCAAAGAGACTGGACAACTCTTTAAGGAGTTGTGTCAGACCTCCGGCATTTAGGACCCCTTGACCGATACTCTTGCCAACGTCTTCAAGAGATCGACTTAAACTTGCGAGGGCCGCGTCAAAGGGTATTACGCCGTCCTCTGCGGCACCTTTAAATCTTTGGGCGACAATTCGAACGGCCTCACCATTGGCGAGTTGTTCTTTTGAAAGTGTCCGAACTTCGGGGATTAACCTCCCGAGTTGTTTAATATTCCCGCTATAGGTGTTGGTTAGTTGAGCGACCGCACCCTCAAGACTGTCACCAGTCGCAGCGGCAAGGTCCAAGGCCGCAGAGGTCAGGGACTTGGCCTCATTATTTGTCAGGCCGAATGCCTTGGCCAAACTAAATGCCCCGGCGATGGCCTCGGCCTCGACAAGAGTTGTCTCCTCCAGACTCTCGGCAAAGGAAAAAATACCTTCCGCAGCTTCGCGCCCACCTGACCCGGTAAGTTTTAATTGGGCGGTAAGGCGCAGGAGAGCTTGTTCCTGCTCGCGGGCAACTTGAACGCCTTCAGTAAAGAACCGGACAAGTTCACGAGAACCAATGGCCGCCACTGCAGCAACGGCCACACCCTTTACGGCGTTGAAGGCGGAAGAAATTTGACTTGTAGACTTCTTTGTCTCGGACTCAATTTTCTTGAGAGCCGCGAGGGCTTCTTTCGTTTCAAAATCTATGTTTAACGAAATGCCTTCAGCCACGGTTTACCCTCGGAGTTTTAGAAGATTTCTTAGCCTCTTCTGCGTCGATCTCGTCCAAGACCCTGTCGATCTCTAAGAACTCGTCGATCCATCGCGCGGGGAGGGTAGCCGCGTCTATCGTTATACCGATTTTAGCAAGTCTCTTACGTTCAATATACCTTAGGACTGCCTCGTTAGCCTCCGTACCCCCGTACTTTAAACCCCGCCCCATACGCGCAATCCGCGCGGCGCGGCGCACGGAGGCTAGGGAGGGGAGCCGACTTCGTTCTTTCCGATGACGCGGGTACAGATTTCCGTAAGGACTGGCATCATCTCCGATTCATATTGAAGGGCGTCAAAGTCTTCGAACTTGTGGCCGTCTTTTTCGCGGACAATCTTGACTTCTGAAACAAAGTCCGGAAGTTTTTTCGCCACGGACTGCATCAAGATCCTCGCGCGGCGGGTATCTTGTTTTGCCTTGGCCTTGATCTCTTCCTCGGTTTGAGGTTCTTCACCCGGTTTCACTAGTCCGGTTTCGTCCATGAGGTCATCAGACAAAAGTTCTAGACGTTCGGCGTATGTGGGAAGGCGAAGGATAATGTGTCCGGTGTAACCCGCGGGCATGGTCGAAGGGACAAACTTAACTTTCATAGGGTCTTTTCCTTTGAGGGTGAGGGTATGAGGGGCCTCGGCAGCGACCCCCTCAAGCTACCGCCGAGGCCTTTCGCTTAGAGAGTCCCGATGTAGAACTCGCCTTGACCAGAGGAGTTGACGAAACAACGTAGGCCAATGTTTGCCACGGCCAGACCGTCTTCGTCCGACACGGAGAATGAGGTCACGCTACAGGTCGGGGAGTAGGCATAACCGACTTTCCCGGGGATCCAGTTACCGCCAGACTTTTGTCCGAAAGTAACTTGGAACTTCGTGTCAGAACCTTCGCGGAACCGACGCCACACGTCCGCGTCGTAGCGACTAAGACGCGCCGTCACTGTGATTTCAACCGTCCGCGACGTGATAAGAGAACCAGAGCGACCGGATTCAGCACACAAAGAACCGAGGACGGCCCTTTCGTTTGTACCGGAAATCGACACGGCCGAGGCGTCGAAACAGACATAATCCGTTGCGTCTCCCATCATGACTTCCATGTTCTTACCGACGGTTGGGTCGATGTTGTCATAGGCTGCCGTGTAGGGGAATGCGAGGTTGAGGGCGTTGTCTGCGACGTAAAACAGAGCTCCCGTGTCGTCTGCGGCGACAAGAAATCCGATTTTCGGGCCGATCGTGTTTGCCGTGTTAGCCCCTGTGTTCCAATCAAGTTCAAGTGTCCCGGTGTCTACTTCAATGCGGAACCGGCCGGTTGTGTCACTATAGGTCACGGTAAAGACTTGACCAGAGTTACCAACAGCGCGGATTGCCGTCTGAAGGGCCGCCGCGAGGTCATGAGGATCGGAGTAGACCTTGACCGCGACGACTGCGGACTTCGCGCCACTACTATCCGTGAAGTCTAGGTAGCGGGTCGATGAGGTGATCTCGATGGGGTTAAAATAGAACTTAATACCCTCGAGACTATAGTTGGCGTTGTTCAGTTCCCCGGCGTTAAAGTCCATGGTCAGACCCGTCACGCGACAACCAGAAACCATCTGAACGGCGCCACCGTTACCGAGGTAGACCGAGGCCGTCAGTGTCGGGTGACCTTCCGTGGCGGGTTTGTAGAGTTGACACTCGCCCAGAAGAACGGCAGAAGCCGGGGCAACCGGGACGTTGAATCCCATGGTCAGGGCGTCAGTAGAAATAGAATCGATGGCGCGGACGCGGTAGCCGTTCACGCCGTCCTTAATGAGAAGGCCTTCCCCGCGTTCGAAGGTAGCCCCCTCACCCGCACCAACGTTGATAACGGAAACAGTTGAACCACTCACCGTGTCATATTCGGTGGACGTAGTGGATTTTGCCCCCATAAAGGCATGGAGGAGGTCGCCGTAGTTCGGCTCCTGACCTTCCACACCCGAAGAACGGAGGTAGTGGGAGAAGGAGACGGTCGGGTTTTCTGCCCCTTGAATGGTCTTGGCAGGGCCGATCGAGTTACGGCGCTCAGCGTTTTCGAGCTCGTCGAAAGCTGGTTCAATCGACAAGTCGTCCTGAAGGGCCACCGCGTCGGTCCCTGCGGTAGGGAGGGCGGGGACGCCTTCGGTCGTTTCGACTTTGAGGGCGAGGACACTGGAACGGGTCGTAATATTAGCCATGGTCTTTTAATCCTTTCAGACGATGATATCTTGATATTCTACACTTACGGTTAACTCGATAGCCAAAAACTTCAGTCGGTCCCCGTCTATGAACTGAATCCCAGAGTCAGACACCACGGCGGCCGTGATACACAGGCCCCCTAGTGTCGTATCTTTGTAGATTTCTTTTCTGAGCGTATCATGACTGATTAACAGTCCGGTTTCAATGAGTTCGCGGGCGTCCATGTTGTTCTGGGTCGTCAGAACTTTCGTAACAAGGGCGATCCCAAAATCCCTTTGATAGGTTGAGTGACAACTTAGGTAACGCGCCGTCTCGTTTCCCGGCCCAATGGCGATGGCGTACCCGTTGTCTAGGTGTAGGAACGTGTTTTCTGTCAGGGCGTAAGGGTTCGGAAGACGGACATAGGCCGTTAGTTGAGTCTCAACCAGTGTCGAAAGGGCCGTGTAAATGTCTTCTATCTTGGTAGGCATTTACCGACTCCAGAAAGTTGTCGAAATTTGACGTTCGATCGGTTCGATTTTCCCGTCAAGGTTACGGTCGATGATGGGATATCCCGTATCGAGGGCCTTTCGGTAGTCGTCCCGCGCCCGTGTGAGTTGGTCGGCGTAGGGTTGACCGAGGGCGCGGTAAATGATTTCCGCGACCTTGTGACAACTTGCCTCTTCAAACTGTTTCCAGTCGAAGATTTGACTACGGGAGATGACAATATTTTTCTTCTTCAGGTCCGACTCGATCATTTCCGCGGCGGCGAAGTGTTGTTCATCCCAGTTGGTTTTCCCTGTCGCGAAAGAAGACCTAATCGTCGTGTTGTTCAGGTCAGGATAGTAACTGTAGAGGACAGAATCGGTCGAAAACTTCTGGCCGATGTAGGAAATAACGGGAGACCCGGTAAAATTCTGGAACCATGAGAACCGAAGCCAATACTTCCAATAGATTTTAAACGAGGAAATCCCTGCCACATCTTCTGAAGTCTGTTCGATGTCCCAACCTTTTAAACGGTCGGTTGACCACGATACACGACCGGAAAGAGTCAAGGCGGTTGTCTCGTCTGTCAGGTCCACAACGTCCACCCAAGAATTTCCCCACCAGTTTTGAATGGAAACGACAGAAGAGGCGTTTGTGTTAAGTCCTGACATCTGGAACCACAGGTTGTTAAATGGCGTCACCGAACCTACGTATAGGTAAGACCCTGCGACGTAGGCAAAAGACTGTGTTCCCGCGCGGAAGTCGTTAACCTTAGGGGAAATATCTATCGAATTGTAGATGGCGCGAAAGTCTTGACTCATGTCCCGTCCCTTGTAACTGTGTCACGTTCACTTCCGACCATCCCCACAGTGAGGCGGTCTTTGGAGTTGGCAACGTCTCTAAAGGTCACTGTGGCCGTGTCTCCAGACCCAGGGGTTATAGTCGTCTTCCCTGCGGCAACGGCGAGAAGAATTCTTAAAACCTCATTTGCAGATAAAGTCCCCTCGATAGTCTCCGTCCAAGGGTTACCAGCAGACCCCGCAGCGTTGACTTTTTCCCCCATAGTTCCTGCCGCGTTGTAGGTCGCAGCAAGAGCGCCCCAAACAGCTTCTGCAAGTTTTGTAGGCGAGAACTCGTTTTCCAAAGACATGTCGGCGGACATGGAGGCGGTTGCAAAATAGTTGGCGTTGGTCAAAGTCAAAGAACCAAGAAGATTTGCAATCATTCCAACAATTGCGCCAAGCTGCGCGTTGGTAATTGTCAGACTCGCGTTAATGTCCGCCACAAGACTTGCAGATGCCGACAATTCCGCATCTGTCAGGCTCAAAGCCGCCGACAGGTTTGCAATCAAATCAGAAATAAGCTGAAGCTGCGGAGGAGTCAGCGTAAGAGCCGCAGACAGACTGGCGTCGAGACCACGTCCAGAGACAAGACTTGCAGAAGTCGTTTCAAGTTCTGCAATTAAAAGCTTGTAACTTGCAATCCCTCCAGCAATTCGGGGCATCATCAAAGAGTATGGGTGAAGATATCCGTTTGGAGTCGCGGATTTCGGGAGAAAACCGTCTCCATAAAAGCGATTAAATTTTCTAGAACCATGCTTCATCGCAGTGTTGTTAAAAGAAAACGAGCCAGCCCCAAAAGAGCCAGCTACATGCGCTAAATTATGGTTCGTTAAAAGCCCCAAGGCTTACCCCCAAGCAACGTCAATATGGCCGAAAAGAGAACTGTTTATCGGGGTGTTGACCCCCGAATAAAGGAGCCACTGCAAATTTGCTCCGTCGTAGATACGGGGCATCGACGGAAGTTGGTTTACAAGGTCGCGCTCTGTCGCCACGCCCAAAGTTGTCAGAGGAATTGTCAAAAGGGGACGACAAAGGCCAATCGAAAACTCACCGGACACGTAAGAGACGGAAATCGTAACAGAGGTTACTTCGGCGATACCAGCATCAGCCCCTTGCATCGGCATAAATGGTCCGTATTTACCGGAACCTGTGCCAGAGTAAAGAATAAGACCGTTGGCAGGTGCAGTCTTACCGATGGGAAGAACCGTAGGCGTTGCACGCCCCGTGTCCTGTGTCGAGTTCCTGTAGGCGATCGACAAGTTGGGAGTTGCCGCACCAAGTGCCGTGGCATTTGTGTTCCACATGAACGCGCGAACACCAGCGCCCGAGGTGTAGCGAGGAAGAAGGGTGTTGATCGTATGCGTCCCCGTCCCGGCGTCTGTGATGTCGATTGCCGTACCCGCGACGGCGTTGGCATAAGACGTTGCAAGCCTGCAAGTCGTATCTGAAACATAAATGACAAAATAATCTGTTGCAGTAGCCAGACCCGCCGGAAGTGTGCCTGACGTGGTAAGTCTTACACGAGTAAACGGAAACAGATTGTAGAACGTATGGGTCAAAAGGTTTGTCGAAGGGTCTGCCGTGAAGTTATTTGTAACACTCAAGGTGTTGGTCAAGGTCTGCGCCGTGGTCGTTGTGACAGACGTCACTCGGTAAAAACCAAGCAAATCCACAAGCATCAAAACGCATGGGTTGACAGTCGCTGCCGCGGAAAAAGCCGATGCGTTAATAATATGCTTGGTCGCGCCCGGGGATTTGTTCCCGTCGTGCTGAAACGTACCGGCGTTGGTTGTTGTATCCGACACTGGCTGAAACGCCAAGTTTGTCCCGGTATTGTAAAGGGCATCGGCGGCTGGAGACCCCCCACCACGAGCAAGACAGTGCCACTCCCCAGCCACAGCCGGCGTTGTGGGTAAAAACAATTTGTTCCAGTCGAGCCTTTGAAAATTACCCGAAGCGGTCTTCGAGACAAGATCGTCCATTGATGTAAACGGCATACTATCCCCAAACTGTTTCTATGGTCCCTTGCAGGTTCTGCCCAGCAAAAGAGACGTTGGCGGTACCTATAAGACTCAAAAAAGCATTGTTGTCTATGGTAGGCATAGCAAAACCACGGTCTGTCAGATAGTCCGTTTCACACGGCGCCGCGGCGGATCTGAACGAAAAAGAGGCCAGAGGCTTTACCAAGACAAGGGTAATCAGACCCACGTCTGAACCACTCGTAAACTGTATCGACTGTATGCTTCTAACTCCAGAATCCCCAGACTGAAGAGCCATAAACGGATTAGCTGTTGACGCCAAACCGCCAGTCTCCGTAGCGTTACTAGTAGAAATAATTCCTGTAAAAAAACTGGCCGAGGTCAAAGTATGAGGCGGAGTCACCCTTCCGCCAACCCCGTTTTGATTGGTGTAGGTCACAACAAAAGGGATGTTACCCGTCGCATGTTGGGCAACAGTTACTGGCATGATTTTAACGCCGTTGCCATTTGCGTACCGGGGAAGAGAGACAGTGTTGACAAGCTCCTGAACGTCGTTTGTGTCTTCTGCAATGAAGGGATAATAGAAAAGAATGTCACACAACATGAAGTAACCGACGCCACTAGCAAACGACGCCGCCATAAAAGAAAAATCTTTTAAATACTTCTTTGCCGGAGCTGGAGCGTTACCATGCCTTATCCCGCCGCGAGACGCATCTACCGGAGCCCCGACAAGCGGTTCACTCGCGTAATAAAATGGGGAGGGGTTGCCGGGGGAGATTGTCGTGTCGATCCATATTCCCGTTGACGTAGTTTGACTCGGGACTTTTCGAAATGAAAAAACAGTCTCTTTTCCAATTTCCTTGGAATCGACAATACTTTTTACACTTCCAAAAGCCATTCCTGCCTCAAATCAGTCGAGAGTAAAGACCAAGGATCCAGCGGCAAATTGTGGCTGAATCCCTGTTGCGACGTTGACCGACGAGTTCAAAGCACCGTAGCAGATGATATCTCCTGCTCCGGAAGCACTGGTCACAATCGAAACATGAGTAACCGTGTTTGTTCCGGACGTACACACGGGAAACTGTTCAAGGTTCGCGTTCTCCACAGTCGCCCCGGAGACGGTCAAATCCGATGCACGGGTAAGAACTACACGGGCGTAACCGCCATAGGTTGCTTCACTTGTTGTGGCAGTCCCAGTTTCACCGGGGTTTGCCGTGTGAAGGGCGAGCCAAAGGTTGGTGTTGCCGTCCCAACCAACGTTTGTTCCTTTAAAGATATAATCGAGAATTGCAGTTTCTGCGGCATTACTGAATGACATTTAATTATCCCCCGTCGCGACTTGTTCGACGTATGCGAATTTAATGATTTGATCTTGGTTAAGAGAAAACCCCTCCAAGATTTGAGACATATAATATTTGTAAAGCCCAACCGGGTCTTCTCTAAGCATTTTATTCTCGTCCATCTACCACCCCGCAGGAAAGTAGGCGTTTGCTTTTATCGTCACAGTGCCCGGTGTTGTTTCGACAACCACTCCGCCTGATGCATCAATAATGACTGCACCAGTTTCTCCGTTTATTGAATCAACTCCACTGCTGCCGCCGCTGCCTCCAGCATCAGTGTAATCTAAATTCCCGGTGAACGGGTTAAAACGCCACGGCATATTAAGTCCTAACGGCCGATGTCAGCCGTTCTTTTGTCGAAGTCGCATAGGTCAAAGTAATCAAGGCGACAGTGTCTCCAGAAAGCTTAAAGTCATACACTTCCGTTGTCGCAGTCGGGTAAGTCACATCCACCCTGTCGTATCTTTCTGGAGCCAGGCCTCCGGAAAGAGCGACCCTTACCGTTGGGCCTTCCGCGCCGTCGATAAACTTCTGATACTCACGGTCGTTTAACGCTGCGGGAAGGGTCATCATTAACCTTTCAACACAAGCGGGAAGGTTCCCCTTCCCGCCCACTCGTTACTACCTAGAACCCTTAGGCCGCCATGTATTTCACGACAATTTCGATTTCGCCAGCGGTCAAAGCTGCCGTACCGATCGTCATGAGGACTTTGGAAGCTGCGGGGAGGCGAACTGGCAAGTCTGCCAGAGCGTCGCGCGACAAGAGGGCGTTAGCCGTCAAGTTGGCAACTGCACCCGCTGTCGTGTTAACGAACAAGTTGGTCGTACCCGTCACACCAAAGATGACCGTCGCCGATCCGCCGGACGTACAGGTAACTTTAACGAGAGCATGGAAGTGGGTCAAAACGACGTCACTTTCTGCCTCGAAAAGGTCGATCGCGCCGATCGCTCCACCATCTGCGGAGAACTTGTACATTTTGCGAACGACGACTTCTTCATTCTTAAACGCTGGACCGATTTTAAGTGATGGCATCTCTTAATTCCTTTTTGGATTTAGTCTGTTTTTTAACGGGCAAGTGGCCTACCACGTAAGCCACCTGCCTTGTCCCGTAACTGGTTACCGCAATGATCTTGATCGGTGTCTTGATCGCCTTGAGCGTCAACACAAGTTCGTCCGGGGAGGCCGCCGTGACGGCCTCCAGAGACTGATAAGGGTTGAGAGAATCAAAGTCCAAGACTTACCCCGATTAAGCAGTGACGGTGATGTGCTTCAAGCCTGCGTCGATTCCGAGTTTTGCGCCGAAGATCATGTCGATCGACATGACGACGCCAAACTTCTTCTGGCTATGAAGGTCCGAGATTTTCACTTGAACCTGTTGCTGGGTAACCATGTGCATGAACGAGGGGTGGAACGCGAGGCCAAAATCTGAAGTGCGACTATTGTCTTCCGCGATAATAAAACCATAACGCTTCAAGCCAACCACTCCGCCAATCAGAGGAGCGTCAGCGGCTCCGAAGTCTGCACTGGTGATGGTCGATGCATTGAGCATATCACTGTAATACTGGGGGTCCAGCATCAGATACCAGCCTGGGACTTGCGGCCACTTGGCTTTAGCAGCCAAGGTGCGGAGGTTTCCGAGTTGGGATGCGTTGAAGTCCGTCACGCCCGTAACCGTGTGGTCAGGAGTCGAGGTCGATGGAGCGACCAAGCTGTAGAGGTAGTCATTGATCTGCTTCGCCATGGCGTAGCGAAGGGATTCCATGATCTCAGGATTTTCGCGGCTAATTTGGGATTGCAGTTCGGTAAGGTCCGCAAATTCGTAGGCAGCAACAGCACGTTTGTCAGCTTTGATATCGACAAACGATGTGCTGACAGCTTCCGTGTTAAACGTATCCGCGTCAGTTCCGACGGTCAGAAGTTGACCTTCGGGAGCGTTGACTTGGCTAACGCGAACGGTATCGCCTTGACGGGCGATGGCACCTTCGTAGGTCTTGTCGATCAGCGAACCAAGCATCAGGCTTTCGCGGAGTTGCTTGGTGAAGATAGGCGACCAGTATTTTTGAATCTGATTCTGAACTTCTGCCAAAGTAGTAACTTGTGACATGTGCTAAAACTCCCTTTTTAGTCTTTAATTTGTTCCATTTTCCATTTTTTCATCTCGGCCGTGGGAAGTTTTAGCCACTCTTGACGCGAGATAAACGCCGCGTTTGCACCCATCGGGGCACCTGCCGGCATACCCGGCGCGGGTTTCTTGAGCATCTCGGGCCAAGATTGTTTCAACTTATCCACAACCTTGGTAACTGACATATCCACAACCGCGCCCGAATCTGGGTCAACGGCTACGTCGTCGATGTAGTTACCGATGACATCAAACCACTTGTCTTCAACCTGAGTACCCAGACCTTTAAGAACTGCAGAAAACTTTTTGGCCGCGACTTGTCTGCGATCGTTTTCGGCAAGTTTGGCGCGGAGGTCTTCCGCTTCCTTCTTCGCCATCTCAGCGATCTTCTGATATTCGCCGCGTGCTTCCAGTTCTTTTTTCTCGCGTTCAGACTTTTCAGACTCAAACGCGCGAAGCTGCTCTTTAAGTTTCTTTTCACGCTCGACGGCCTTTTCATAGGCTTCGCGCGTGACGGTATCGGGTTTAGAGTCTTCCACCGGCGCAACCGGGGGATTCTGAGGCGCAACCTCAGAAGGGGCTTGTTGAGTCATAAGAAAATTATGTCCCTGTTAAGTTGTGGTGTCAAACTTACTTGCGACGATACCCGACGCGGGCGCGTTTCAGCAAGTCCGTAAATGTCTGCCTGTAAAATCGGAACAGTTGGTTAAACTCCAACGTTGTGACAAAAAGGAACGGGCGGCCTTGTTCGGAGACGTACCCCGCTATCTCTTCGTTAGTCTTCTCGTCGTCACGCGCCCCCTTTGGCCCGATGACAACCGCCCCGCGCACGGAACTGATGACGCGGAGGGAGTCAAGCATTTGACCCGTCAAAGTCAGGTTTGACCGTTTAGGTGTTGTTTGACTGTAGAGTTCCGAGAACGTGGAACGGAAGGCGACGTACTTACTGGACAAGGGTTTAAGTCTGGAGCGTTGACCAAAATTTTCTGTCGCCCCATACCCGAGGCGTGTACGGCGACGGACAATCTCGACGGCCTTTTCTCCGACGGCCTTTGTCGCCTTGGCCGACACGGCGTCCACGACGGCGCGTTGAGCCCGTGAGAAGATTTGCCGTATCTGGAGTTCGACGTCTTTAGCCATCTTCAGAGACCCTCCCAATTAACTTATCTAGAACCTTGTCTGGGAGACCGAGGAAGTCGCGGGCCTTCTTACGTGAAGGCGTGTCAGACCCATATGTCCCCCGGATGTTTCCATCGGCGCGGGCGTTTTCATCTGAACCCTTTTCAAACCCGATACGGAGTAGGCCGGGTTTGTCGTTTAAAATGTCGATAGCGGCCAACATGTCCCCCGAAAGAGTCAGGTTAATGTCTCCTTTTGATTTTCCCGCGATCTTGAAATCCAGAGACTTGACGTATTCTGGACTGTACCCGGGAAACTTCTTCCCCTCTTTGTCCAGTCCCCGTTGCGTCCGGTCTACAATGTGTTCAATGACAAGATCAGCGAGTTCCATCCTCTGACTCTTCGTCAGAGTCTTCGGTATCCTCAGGTCCAGAAACTGGTGTTTCGCTGGCATTATCTTCCTCCTCTGTCACAGACCCACGTTCAAGGTCGATCAAGCGGATTTTCTCGTCAATTTGTTCTTTTGTAAGTTCTGGGTTGAGCATCGCCACGGCCTCGCGGCGGCTGATAAACCCAGCGGCGTATTCTTCCTTAACGTCGCGGACAATCTGACCCCGCGACTGTTGGGGAAGTTGGACTGCGAAACGTGTCAGAACCTCTGCTCCCGGCGTAAAGAGGGCCGACACACCTTCAAGTTCACCTTTACCGACCCAGTAGGGGTGCATCGACTCGGTGATAAGTTTCCAAAGATCCTTTTCGGCCTTCAAGTAAGTCGTCACCTGTTTTTGACGTGCCTCAAAGGTGTCCATTTCGTCGATGACTTTGGAAATACCGGAGGCGAAGTTTTCCGCCCCTAACGCCCCCACGGTCGCGGGTCTAATTCCTTTGGTCGCGAGCCATAGAGAGAGTTGTTCCATGATGAGTTTTAAGACCTGATCGTAGTCAACCGTAGGCTTGATCGACCCAACTTCAGGTTTCTTGTCCGTCGTCGCGTCGGACTTGAGGTTCCAAATAGCGTTAGGACTAAACTTCAAGTCCGCGTCGTTAACGTCCACGGTGTAGAGGATGGAGAAACACTGGAACATAGACGCGGCGTTAAGGTCTGAGAGCATAACCGGGAGGAGTTTGACAATCTTTAGGGCGTCAAAGTCCGGGGGCGGGATTAAATTTGCCTTCGACGAGTTGACGTAAACGAAAGGCAACACGCCGACGGGGTTGACGCCTTCGACGTTATCGAATTTTGCCATGAGGTCTCGGCGGATCTCTTCGTTAGAGTCGATAACTTGGAACTCGTCTTTGGACCAAACCCAGTAAAGTCTTTTCCCGTCGGTGTCGAAACCAGCCAGAAGGATGATATGGGTCGGGACTTCAGGGTTCATCTGGTCGTCGGAGTAGACGACAAACCGGTCGTTTTGAATGACCCTGTATTTTGGGCGACCGTTAAAGATGTAGGGGTAAACTAATGATGTCCGACACAAGTTATAGAGTTCGTTAGAAAGGTTCATCGACTCATTAAGACCCGAACTATAGAGGCCGAGAAGGTCGGCGTCGGACTCTCTTCCACCGTCAACACGTCGGACGACAGGGGTCTGATAGATGTTCGTCAGTTTGTCGATAACCTTGGGTAGGATATTGATCGGGGAAAGCCTTTTCTTGGCGTACTGAAAAAACTCAAAGGAGACTTGTCCCGCGAACTCCTTGGCGACGTAATCGGAAAGATTCCCCCCGTAAATGTCGAGAAGTTCCCCTTGATGGGCGAGGTAGGAAGCCTTCGACGCCACGAGTTCATTAACTTGTTTCGGTGTAAGCATCCCTTGCCCCTAAAGTTGTCTGGTTCCGCCACTGCGGTTGTCGTTAGCCGTAAGATAACAAACCGCGTAGCCGATGGCAGTCGTGACGTGTTGATATCTTTTTGAATCGTCTTCTATATAATGGCCGCCGTCCTTGAGTTTGACAAGGCGAAGTCCCTCGTCCACCGTTGGCGCGGTTGAGTACACGGTAAGGCGCGACTCGTCCAAGGCGTTGCGACAGTGCGCATTGACCCGGTTGTGTCTCGTCCTTATCGGGGGGTTCGAGGACGGGACGGCGTAGGTGTGACGGAGCCCCCGCGCCTGGAGATAACTAAGGATTATATCGTAATCTGACCTGTTGGACCGCGTGTCCCGGTTCTTCCCCGAGGCGTCACCACAGACGATATAGTTCCATTCCGACTTGAGAAGACCCCTGTTCTCCAGTTCCTCCATCACCTGACCCGTGTTGGCCCCGTCCAAGATGACTTCCCCGAAGACGTGGAAGTGGCGGCCCACGTACTGGAGAAGACACATCGACATGGGTTTTCCGTACCCAATGTTGAAGTCAAAGGCGAGGACCACAGGGGCCGACGGGTCAACCGTGTAAGGGGCCGTCGAATAGTTCCTCTCACGTGAATACTCGAAGTAGACGACCTCACCTTTGATCTCAACCCAAAGGCCGTCGAGGTAACGCTGGGCCTCCTTCGGCGAGAGGTCTTGACGGAGTTGACGGACGTAGGCCCTGTCGATGAAGGGATTGTCTTCCGTCTTGGAATAAAAGACTCGGCGACTGGCGAACTGGTCCGCCCCCTCGATGAAGTATTTATAAACCCAATTGTCGGGACTTGAGGGGTTAGTTGCGGCTACAAGAAAGTTCTGGCGGACATGGGAGAGACGACGAAGACGGGCCTTTAGTTGACGAAACGCCTCAGCGTCCTCGTCATCATTCTCGACAATCTCTTCGATAATGAGGCCTGAGAGTTTAAGAGAGCGGAACTTCGAGTAGCGTTTATCTGCCCATGACACACAGATAATCTCGGACCCGTTCTTAAAACGGATCATCGGCATGGACCGGTTCAACTCGTAATGGACACCCTCGATAAAGTCTTCGGACATGTGTTCGAGGATCTCATTCCAAATTGTCCTCTTAAGGTCCGGCAAACCACGGCGTCCAAGGGCCACTCTTGACCCCCGGTGTTCGACACAGTGACGGACTGCGACATGTGCCATAAGGGTTGACTTGGACGACCCGTAGGCTCCTGACAAAAGAATTTCAGGAGTTGAAAGTTCGTAGTCCCAATATTTAAGAGTCTTTAAAACTTGACGCTGGAAAGGAATAACATCCGGCGAAAAGGCACAAAATGTAGGCCTCGACGCCGGTGCGGTCATAATTAATCTTCAGTGTCTTTATAAGAAAGTTTAAACTCTGCCTTCTCGTCATCTGTCAAAGGCGGAACGTCTCTTGCCTCTGCCCACCTTTGACGAGTTTTAAGCCAAAACATTGTCATCGCAGGAACTTTACCAGACACTGCAAGTTGATAAGCGGTTTTCATAACATTACCGGCGGCATTCTCGCGACCTTTTGATATGGCTTCAGCAATAGTAGGGTCGCGTTCTATCATGCGGTCTAATGTAACTGATGAAACACCCATAATGGTTGCAATCTGATTAAGGTTACAGCCGATGCCCGCGAGTTTTCCCGCTTGTTCTTTTTGAGCATCGGTCCACGTAATAAGTCCAGAGCCTTTAGGGCGTCCTGCCATGAAAATATCTTCCTTGATTGCCTGCCTTCGACCTTAAAGGCGGCTAAATATTATTTAATCTTCTTTAATGAGAGACCTTGACTTACCTGTGATGATAAGAGACGACGCGAGATCAGGGATAAGGACAGTCTTCCACTTCCCCTTGATCATGATCATCCCCTGTTTCAAGTCGATAGACTGAGGGAACCAGACGCGACGCCAAAAAATCATCCCGGGGGCTTTGTACTTAATCAAAGACGACCTCACTTTGTTTTGCGTTGATACACTCGATAATTTCAGAGCGGACGTATAGACACAAGTCCTTATCCATCTTCGGCCCTGACTTAAGGTCAACACACTTCGTCCAAGTCATGAGTGCGGAAGCTGCACCGATACAAAGAGCGGGGGCCGGCTCTCCCGGGGGTCCGGGTTCTCCAGGTTGACCGGGTACACCCGGTTCTCCGGGACTTCCCGGACTTCCGGGCGTGCCGGGCATCCCGTCGTCACCTTCGTTAGGGGTGAAAAATCCACAACCGGAAATGAGAAGGACCAAACAGACTGCAAACAACTTTTTCACAGGTTACCCCCTGAGATTTTTTCGTAACACGCCGTCAAAGACTTCATAGCCTCACTACAGTGAAGAGGAGGCATGCCTTGACTAATACACCCCTTGAGCGTCTCAAGGTGTTTCATGTTGTCCTTACACTCGACAGGGTCGGAAGGCGGGGCCGAGGATCCACAGTCGAGAGAGACGCCGCACAACTTCACATTCTTGGACGTCTCATAAGACCGCGCAAACGAGATGAACTCAGGATGATTCGTCCGGTTGTAGTAGCTACACCCTCCGCCCCCGCGTGAGTTGACTCCGAGGACTTTAAACTGTGCTGTCTTCTTCCTGTCGTCCGACCACCGGAGAAGACTTCCACCTGAGTCCCCACCTCCGAGATTGGCTGGACCACAGGTGACAATATCTTGACCCTGAACGTTTCGGACGTTAGCCGATCCCCAATGGTGGACCCTTACCGTCGGCGCGCCCAGTCCGTTAATGAGAAGTTTTTCACCTTGAGAAACCCCCGCGACAATATCAAACGACGCCATTTGTGTACCCTGCGGGACAGGGGAGGCGAGTTTACACAGCGCGTAATCATTATAGACGGTCCGGGTGTTATAGGCCGGATGGCGCGTACAGACGGCGGGAATAGCCGTCCCAGACCCCCGGTGGGAAAACGTGATGCGCGACCCGGTCGAGACACAGTGAGAGGCCGTGAAGAGAACTTGGGGGCCGACAAGTGTCCCGGTACAGTTTCCGATCCACCCCATGGGTTCGAATTCCCCGGGGACCGAACGCGTTCCGTTATAAACGAGAGTCGTCGGATTTTCTGCCACGTCCGCCAAAAGGAAAATCGGCGAGTTCGAGACATCATCCCACCCCCTGACTGTCTGACCGAATGCCTTTGACCAAATGTCGCCGAACAAGGCCGCCGTGAAAACGAGGACGAGTAGTGCTACCCTGAACATGAGAGACCCTCAGATATTTTTTGGACTGTTTTTCCTGACTTCAATCATGCCTCGGGAGGATACGGCGTGTCAAAAAAACTGTGGGTTACCCCGGATGAGTATCTAAAGGGTCGCGATAAGACTTGGCCCCTTTCGCCTCAACAACGGGCTAACATGGGCCGCCTCCTTGAGGCCCTCCATAAGGCCCGTGAGGCCTACGGCGGGCCGTTTATCGTGACCTCCGGTTACCGGCCGGAAGGGATCAACCGCGAGATCGGCGGGGCCGTAAACTCCCTCCACATCCAGTGTCTCGCCGTCGATCTTGCCGACGCGTCGGGGGGCATGAAAAGATGGTTCGCGGATAAGAACCGCCTTGAGGAATTCGGGTTCTGGATGGAATCCCCGATCTACACCCCGAAACACTGTCACCTCCAAATTGAACCCCCCAAGTCCGGGGCGAGGATCTTTGTCCCCGGTCGGAAACCTTGGCTTACGGGGGTCTAGAACGTAACCGCCTTGGGTCTCTTTTTCTTAGGTGCCTCCACAGGGGCCTCAAACGCCCCTAGAATCACTTCCCTCCCGTACCGGGCAATCCCGTAGGCGTCGATGGCCCCCTCATGAGGTTTCTTTCCAGCGGGCGTGGTGAGGCGAAATAGAACCCCCTCACGACGCGCCCAATCCATGGCCCTTTCCTTGGGGGTCTCACCTTCCCCGGTGACGACCTTCTGCCAAGTTTGGGGCGGGACTTGAGTGAGGAGACCTTCACAGGCGTGGACGTACCCAAGGATCTCGCCAAAGTTTTTTCCAAAGGAAAATGCCGAGACGACCCCCATCTGTGGGGAGGAATGGACCTTCTCAATGTAAATGGGAACCTCGGACAGGTCAAAGGACACACTGAAATTGTGGAGTGCCGTATACACCCCCACGGCGTCGAACGTGTAAACCCTGACAGGTCTTCCAGTCTTCACGTCAATGACGACGACGGCACCAGACCGCCCGGGGTCAATGCCAGCTACAAATTGAGTGTGGCTCATGACTGAAGATCGTAAGGACACGGGTACGGGGTGGCAAGAAAAACTTTATAAACCCGACCCATTTTTCTGTCTCACACTTGCTGCCTAAGAAATAGGCAGACCCCTTCCGAACCTGCACTGCAAACGCCTTTTCACTTTTACTATAAAAATAAACTCTCTTATCTACTCTTCTTTTTGAGGAGAGAGGATAGTACCCCCCGTGTGTAAGGTTTTGACTAAAAAATAAACAGTTTTATGCAGTTTTAGGCGGTTTATGCACAATTTTGTGCATAAAATGTTCTCATAAACTTTTTTGCAATTGTTCATAGTAGTCTTAACAAAGGGGCTCTTGGGCTATTGTTCAGAACTTGTGAACAATTTCTTCAGGGGGGATATAGTGGTTTTCCACTATAGTGAAATGGTGTAACCAAAAGTACACACCTGTGGATAACTTTGGTTTTGGGGGGGGTCAATGCCTTTAAAATATGTTGACTGCACGGAAGGGTTTTGACATATTTTGAGAGTCCTACTCCGCCTGAACTCAGGTTGAGAAACGACTACCTAACAGGCCCGTGACCGGATTTTTCTGTTCACGGGCCGAATTTTTTGTGGTTTAGTTCGGGTCAGGTAGCCGTATTTTCAAAATCTGAGTTTCCCAAGCGGAGGTTCCCGTGTCCCCTGTCGTTGCTTCATTTTCTGCCAAAATCCTCAAATATCATGGCCCCCAGTTTTCCCTGAGGCTAAACAAACTTCAGTATCAAAAAGCCCCGATCTCTGACCCGGCCAAACTTTTCTTTTTGACCCTCGGCCACCCCAAGCCTGGAGGGGTGACGGACTTGGACCGGTTTGCCGCCGAAGTTGCGACAGACCTGACTCAAAGACTCGTCCAAGCCAAAGCAGATGAAACCGCAGAGGCCGAGGCGGCCATTGTGGACGAGATCCTAGATACCAAAAGTCTATTTGGGGCGGGGGCCGATCTCCCTTTGAGGGAAACCAAGATTTACCGAAACATTCACGGCGACAAATCGATCGTAGTTTGTCGAGGTCAAAAACTGACTCTGTCTTGTGAGGCAGTAAAGTCTTCCCTATCGGCTCTCTTCAAAAAAACGAACTTCGCACATAGTTTTATCGTCGATCATACAGAGATTGCGACAGTCGAGTATAGTGTCCGGTCCCCGTTTATTTCGTCACGGGATGGGATGCTTTACGTGAATGAGTGGGCGCCCCCGCCTTGGACAAGTGACGAAACCGTTAAACCCAAACCGATCGAAGTCGTCCCCGCCTCCTTCAACCTTTATGACGAGTTTATGAAAAAACTTTGTCTGACAGGCGAAGACCGTACCACAATTGAATCATTTATGAGGGACTGCCTTTATCACAAAGCCCAGACGGCCCTTGTCATGATTTCCACCCCGGGGACGGGGAAAACGACACTGGCGCAAATTATCGGGGGGCTGGTCGGCCGAGACAACTGGATGCTTACCACTCAAAAAATGGGCGACACCCGGTTTGATTCAGGCCTGTTTAAAAAGGCCTACCTCTTTTTGGATGAAGTCCCTATCACCGAAGGCGTCGTCGAAAAGATCAAAGCATATCTTAATGATTACGTTGCTGCAGAACAGAAGTTTGTAAACCTTGAAAAGAATATCCGGTCATTTGTTTCGATCATGTCGGCTATCAACCACGTCAAAAAGGTCCATTTCACTTTTAAGGACAGGAGGTTTAATACTCCCCAACTCCGTCGCGACGAAATCACTATCCGAGACATGGATGAAAAACAAATCATAACACTCAAAGACTGGTCAGATGAAAATAGTCAGAGTTACAACCCTCAGTTCCTTAACGCGGTAGCTGACTACCTCCTTAGAAATTACGTCGAAGGTTCTTCGCGCAAGGTTGTCAGAAACGCTGAGTTCAACAGGGTCTGTCTGAACAAGTATAAAAGATACCGCCACGAAAGGTTTCTTAAAGCCTGTCACTTGGGCGAGGAGTTTAACTCGAAGACGTTTAATATGAAGGGAGAGGCGGCGCGGTCGGCTAACATGACTATTGATGAGGTCTCGGATTTTATCACAGACTTTTTTGCCGACTCCAACAAAAACCTAGGTCAAGTATTTGCCAATGCCGCAGGTGGGTGGACGTTTAAACCTGCCAAAGATTTGAACCTTGGGTTCAGACCTGAAGAACTTAATTCCATCGGGTCCTTACCTGTGGCAGAAACCCCCTCCGACGTTTTGACCTGAAACCTTTTGGCGGTGTCTTATGAAGTTTTTGTTTTTGGATTTTGAATTCACGGGCGTAGCCGAACCTGATCTAAAACTTGTCTCATGTGCATGGGGATTAGGCGAAGGCGGGAAGATTGTAGAGAAAGGGACGGCATGGTTACACGGTCAAGGCGATCAAATTTACGAAAACAAACAAGCATTAATTACCAAAATTTATGGCTGTTTAGAACGGGGCTACACTCTTGTTTCCTACGTTTTGGAGGCGGAGATGCGTGCGATTCTGACCTTGGAACCTTATTTAGAACATGGCTCTGACTACAAATTTTTAAAAGAAGGCCCTTTAAAATTAAGCGCGTTTCACAGAGCTCTGGATATTTATCTAGAATACAGAAACATTCTCAACAGCAATCACTTCCTCAGTTATGGCGAGCAGTACATAGGTGGCAAGGTCATCAAGACAACTCCGCCGCCAAATAAGTGGGAAGTGGTAGACGGTGATGATGAAGACACACAACACCACAAGCCAGAGTATTCCCTTGCTGCGGCGTGTTTTAAACTCATCGGCGTCAAAATTGACACGGAGGAGAAAGATAGGATCCGAGGAATTATTATCCGGGGAGACGCCGAAGAAATAGAACGCCACAAAAAGGAAATTCTCAAATATAACGAGTCGGACATTGTCTACCTGTATGACCTTCTCAAGACGATCTCCAGACACTATGAGTTGTGTGGGAAAAGGCGGACTTGGTTTAAGGATGCTTTGAATCGCGGTAATTTCTCCATAGACACGGCCCATATGGTCCGATGTGGTTACCCTGTTAACGTAAGTGAGTTGAGAAAGTTTGCCGCCGCGTCAAAAGAGATCATGTCCGAAGTCGCCAAAGCAGTTAACGACTCCGGCGTTTGGACTTTCCGCGCGGATGGGTCGATGGACCAAAAGGCTGTCAAAACATGGGTTGAAAAGTTTGTCGCGGAAAAAGGTATTAAGACTTGGCGGCGGACACCCAAGGGCGAACTTTCAATTTCTAAGGATGCTTTTGGGGACTTTAAAAAAGCGGTCGAGGAAACCCCTTTCGGTGCGGCCTTCCGAGAGTATCTAAGTACAAAACAATCCCTTAATGGGTTTCTCCCCCCGCGTGAAGGGTCGAAACGCAAAAAGACTTTTTGGGACTTCCTCGGATCAGACGGGAGGGTCCGCCCACACTTCGGAATCTTCGGGTCTCAAACCTCGCGGAGTCAGCCAGCGTCCACGGGGTTCATGTTTCTCAAAGCCAAGTGGATGAGGTATTTTGTCGAACCTCCACCGGGAAGTTTTCTTATCGAGGTGGACTATTCGTCGCAAGAGTTTTTGATCGCGGCCATTATTTCTCAAGACAAGAAAATGATGAACGCCTACGAGTCTGGAGATGTGTACCTTGCGTTTGCCAAGGACGCTGGTCTAGTTCCGAAAAATGGTGAGCGAAAGGATTACGAAGACCAGAGAAAACTCTGTAAAGGTATCGTCCTAGGTGTCTCTTATGACATGTCCGCCAAAGGTCTCGCCCCAAGAATCGGCAAAACTGAAAAGGAAGCCCAATCTTTGATCAACAAATTTTATGAAGCCTACCCCGACTATGCCGCGTGGAAGAAAAAAACAATCGAAGAGTACCGGACGGCCGGTCATCTTGAACTGTCGGATGGTTGGATGTTGGGTCCACACAATGACAACATGAGAAGCGTCGGTAATTTCCCGATCCAGGGACACGGGGCCGTTATCATGAGACATGCCGTAAGGAGCCTTTTTCGGGCAAAGATCCATGTCGCTTTTACTGTTCACGACTCTATAGTTTGCGAGATAAATCAAAGAAGACCAGAAAAGTGTGTTGAAGATATAAAATTTCTTATGAACCTTGCTTTCACGCAAGTTATGTCCGCGTTTGGCGAGACCCGTAAAGTTCGGATGGATGCCAAGGTGTGGGGAGGCGGTAAAAGATACGTCGCCGAAGGGGCCGAAAAACAACTTGCCCGCTACAAAAAGTATTTCTCTTGAATTTTATTTAAGGTAAATATCCTTCACAAACCACTAATAGCCACGAAAGGAAACGGCACGATGTGGAAGAAGATGGGGTCGCGGAAGTATTTTCGGTATGCAGAATGTACAGCTGGAGACGTGTTGGTTGAAGACGGCGTTTTTGTCGGAACGGAACAAGGTAAGTTTGGCGTGATTCACGTCTTCCGTCTTCCGGATCATTCAGAAGTTGTTCTCAACTCGGCGGGGAAACTTAACTACCTCGTCGAAAAATATTTGTCAGAGGGGACACGTTGCCGCGTCGTCTACGGTGGGAAAAATAAACTCACCAAAGGTGCGATGTCCGGTAAGGATGCCCACGACTTTGAACTCTTCATCTCGGAAGACGGGTCCGAACCAAAGTCATCAACCGAGGGAGACGGTTTCGACCCTGATGATGCCTTGTCATCTTTGACGGCAGACGAAATGGACCGCATTGGACTCTGATAGTTACCCGTCCACGGGACCGAGGGGTCTCCTCGGTCCTTTCTTTTTTAAAGGACATTTAAGATGAAACTACCATCGCGCGGTTTGTCACCGTCGTCATTCAAGACTTACATGAGTTGTAACCGGAAATACTTTTATGAGAAGATTGTTGAACTCTCTCCAGACCCAGACGCAGAGACAGACACTGAAGCTTTGAACGTTGGTAAGGCATTCCATCAAGTCTTGGAAGACACGCGTCACAACCTTAAAGGGGTCACCGTCGCGCGAGTTTTCCAGACGTGTCAGGACTACAACCTCCCCGACGAAAACACTGCGGCCATGATATGGGCGATGCTTGCTGCGTACAAAAGAACTCATGAGGCCTCGGGTCTCACAGTTCTTGAGTGTGAAAAGATTATCGAGACGCCTACCTTCTACGGGATCTTTGACGCCGTTATGGCCGGACCGGAGGGATGGTACATTGTCGACATGAAGACGGCCGCGTCATGGTCCCCCGATTCTCTTCTCGGAACACTCCCGACCGACCCACAGATGGCACTTTATGCGGCCCACGCCCCACTTGCGGCCGAGTTTTTCAACCTTTCAATGCGTGAGTTTAAAGGCCTTCTTTATAGGGCCGCGATTAAGATGAGGGTTGTTCGGAAGGCGGATGAGTCTTTAAACGATTACGCCCTACGCCTCTCAAAAATCTCCCGGTGTTACGAAATCGAAATCCCTGCGGCCGCTGTAAAGGCCAGCGTTCTCATGGCGGAACACTCCAAGACGGTGAGAGAGATTCAGACTAAAGTCGAGTCGTCCCTCGGAGACGTCGCGGCCGCCCAAGAAAAATTCCCGAGGAACCGGACGAACTGTATGTCCTATTTTAAGCCGTGTAAGTTTTGGTCACAGTGTCACGGCCAGACGTTTACGGATATGAAGACCCTCGTCAAAGTGTCGGGAGGTTGACGCATGTCAATAATTGAGCCAATGACAAAACTCCAACAAGAGCGGCGACTTTTATACATCGAAACATTTCTTAGGCTGTGCATTGAAGATTTAAAATTGCCGCCAAGTGAATGCATGTTGGTTGAGAAAAGACGAGAAGACCAAACCCTATATTGGGTTGTGCAAAAAAAAAGATGAGGGAAAGGCTAAGCAATATCAGCAGGGGTTGAATGATGCCGACAATCGATGAGTTGATGAAGGGTAAGCAGCCGGGGGAGATTAAGGTCAGGCTTCCTCACTGGGAGCCGGATGAGTGGTTTCAACCTTTTTTTAGAGACAAATATTGGCATGGTCGGCGTCAAATTGGATCGCATGACAGTTATATTGGCGCGGGCGATTGGCAACTCTGGCAAGAGCCTGTCGAGGAAGTCGAGGTTTTTGAGTGGATGTACAGACATCCAGACCAACACAATTGGGGAATTCATGCATTACTAATGACTGAAAGAGAAGCACAGGAAGAATTTATTAAGAAGTATCAATACCGCAAAACCGGACGAAGCTGGAAGGTGTCGAGGTGAGCGACACTAAACCTTTAGTGACAGACCCTGACGCTCTTAGATGGGCAAAAGAATTTTGCGAGCAGTTCCCAAACATGGATCTGTGGACAATGCACGCATGGTTTGCAAACGCCATCATGTGTGGCTGGGACAATGCGCATTGGCGAATGGAAAAGAAAAAGGCAGCAGATGACAACCAAACTCGATCAAATTGAGGCACTAAGCAAAGCCGCGACCCCTGGACCGTGGTCCACATTTAACCGCATCGGTAACCCTGATCTGGCAGGCCCAGATCAAGTTTCCCTGTTGGGTTGCTGTGAGTATGACATGAGTATGATCTCCAAAGAAGACGGGGCTTTGATCGCCACCATGCGCAACAACATCGATGCACTGCTGGAAGTAGCACGGGCGGCGCAGAAACTTAGATGCCGTGAGAATAACAAATATCATTGTCATGAAGTCGGGTTTACTGAACTTGAGGAAGCGTTGGACAAACTAAAATGAAACCAGAACCGACATGTCCCTTTTGTGGCGCGACCCTTTACGGACGTGAACACACCGAGATATCCTCTATGTTTGGCCCGCCTTGTCCACTTGAAGGCTATGCTTTTGACCCCGACGAATGGAGGAGAAGACCCCTTAACGAGGGGACTTTCAGTTTTATGCCTCCAGACAATTCTGAAGTAATGTGGCTTCGGTCTTTGGTCAAAGACTTGGTGGGGAGGTTGAAGTGATTACCACAACCGCCACGCTGAAGTTTAAAACCTGTACAAAGTGTAAGTTGAACCAACCTCAGTCTGAGTTTGGACGCAACGCTCACATGAGAGACGGTCTGAATTATCAGTGTAAAACCTGTATGAAAGAAGTCCGGGACCGCCGCAAACTTTACGTCACAAACGCGCGGAAGAGATGACCCATTGAAAACCCTTTACCCCTTCCAACAAAAGGCCGTTGAGTTCCACCTACGCCACCACTATTCAATGAACTGTTCTGAGATGGGTTGTGGGAAGACGGTCATGGCCCTGGAGACGGCGCGGCGTGTCGGGGTGAAACGTGTCCTCGTCTTCGGGCCTAAGTTTCTTAGTCTTGTCTGGAGAGATGAGGCTGAAGAGTTTGGAATTGACGTGGAGTATATCCCCTACTCCCAAGTCCACAAGGTCAAACCAGAAAGTTTGACCCATCAAAAGTTTTGGATTCTTGAGGAGGCACACGCGATCAAATCCCCCACGACGCGAAGGACGAAGGCCGTCGTCAACCTTCTTAAAAGAAACCTTCCCGAACGTCTCATTCTTTTGACAGGGACACCTATCAAAAACAGAGTCCCTGATATTTGGACCCTGATCGGGATGGTTTCTCTCAACCCCTTCAAGACTTCAGGACTTCCACTCCCGGAAGAGTGTCGAAGGTTCCAGAGTTTCTGTCGTTACTTTTGTGTGACTGAGAGGAAAACTTTCGGAGGCCGGTCTTTTGAAAAGTTCCTTGGACTTAAACCCTCACGCCTCACAGAGTTTAAGGATCTTCTCGCGGGGAAGATGATCCGGTTTAAGGCGAGAGACGTTTTGACAGACCTTCCCGACCTTGTGGAAAAGGGTGTCCGGGTTAACGTCGGGGAAACCCCCGGACTGGAGACAGAGTACCTCCGCTACGTAAACGGTCAAAAGACTGACTCGACGGCCAAGTCCCTGTCGGCCCTTCTCAAGGCCGCGACGACGGCCGAGTATGTGAAAAACATTTTGGAGGAAGAAGGTGGACCCGTCCTCGTCTTTACGGACCACATTAACTCCGCCACCCAAATCGCCACGTCTATCGCGGGTAAAGTCGCCCTTATCACGGGGGCGACCCCTGCGGAAAAACGTCAAGAATGTGTCCGCCACTTTCAAGAGGGACGCCTCAAAGTCATCGTCGCGACTATCGGGTCATTCTCCACCGGGGTGACCCTTCACGCGGCCCGACATGTGGTCTTTAACGACCTCTCTTGGGTACCGTCAGACAACCTTCAGGCCGTCAAAAGGATTCACCGGATCGGTCAGAAGGCAACGGCGATGGCTCATTATATGATAGGTTCTAAGACAGACGCCCATATCGTTAAAACTTTAAGACAAAAGATGAGAGATATCGGGGAGGCCTTGTCATGACCTACATTTTAATGTATTTAGTCGGAGTTTTTAAGTTTCTAAAGGTCGTTAACACCAAGCCAGAGACCGCACCGTACTGGACCTACACTGCCATATCTAAACCCTCGCCCTTTGGAAGACTGGGACACGCCCGGTGTCTTCGAATTGGGCGTATAATCGTAAGGATCATGTGATGAAAAAGAGAAAATCAAAACCTGGCCGCCCCAAGAAAAGGACGAAGATGTTGACCCGTCTGGTCGCCACAAACTTGGACGAGAAGACATTCTCAGAACTGGGCCGTTACTGTAAACGAAACGACACAACCGTGTCCAAATTGTTGCGGAACCTGATTCAGGCGGAAGTCGAGAGATGAATAAAGAGGAACAAATGAAATCTCTTTTTAAAGCAATGGTGGAAAAGTCTAAAACAGACCCCGCCACAGCTTACTTCATGTGGAAAGTCTTGAAACCGGAGTGGTTTCAGAAAGCCCCTAAACCCAAGAAACGGATCAAAAAGAAAAAGAAATCATGACCTACCATGAAAGTCTTTGGGTGATGGCCCTTATCTTTCTCGCCACGGCGTGGGGTCTTCACCTACTGGGGAAACACGTCCCGCCTAAATGAGGTTATCGAGGAAGAGCCACGCCAAAGGTTTTTCCAGTTTGTAGATCAACTTGTGTGGGACGTGGATTCCGTATTCCTCGGTGAAGGCGTGGATCACCTCATGAAAGAACGTGGACAGTCTCTCTTCGGGGGACTGTCCTAGTTTTATGTAGATGATTTTGTCAGTGAAGTGACAAAGGCCTAGGACCTCGGGACCATGGTCCGGAATTCTACGGCAAAAACGGACCCTCCACGTGTTGTCCCCGACAGTGATTTCGCGCGGGTAGTCCCTGAGTCTCATAGGGGTATAAACCTCGGGCCGTGGGAGTCGATCCACCCCAGACCATGAGTCCAAGTCGCAAATGTCCTTTGTTTTGCATAACTCATGTTGGGGGTGTGAGGGTCTGCGAGATGTCCCGCGTTAAGTTCCCAAATCGTCCTTTTACCGTCCCGCATGTAAACCACTCCGCCCCGGTGGGAGTGTCCACAGATGACAGACATCCGGGCATGTGAGGCGTGGTCTCCCAACTTCGACCTCCACCCGTGGGTGAAACACATCCCACCATAAAACCATGTGTCGTCCGTGATGGTCTCCACACCTTCAAATTTGTAGTAGTCAAAAAGACCTAGAAGACTTTCGTTTTCCGGGGCGGACTCCACGATTCTCTTGTGGGGCCTGATGTCGTGGTTTCCCATCAACATGACGACGCGGGCGCGGGGACATGCCTCGCGTAAACTCCCGAAGACTTCTTCGAGACACTTTGTCCCGCGTTTCAACTCTTCCAAGGGTGTGATCACGTTATGAGACCTAGGGAATTTTGCAAAACTGTAAAGGTCCCGCGCGTCCCCGACTTGGACAATCAAGTTAGGTTTTAGTTCCTTGAGGACAGAGATCGCCCGGCGGACACTTTTCCAATGGACCCACGGGGCGTGAAGGTCTCCGAGTACACCGATTCGAACTTCTTTGGGCACCTTGGACCCCCACAAAAGACGAGACGGAAACCTGATATTTTTGAGTGGCGACTCTGTAGAAAATTCTACCACATGTTACGATTAAACTATGGATACACCCCGCGAAGAAATCATCCGCCAAGTATTTATCGCTGCAGTTTCTGGAGCGATTTTATGGTTTGTGTCTTCGGTCAGGGGTGATATCCGCGAGATGACTAATTCAATCTCCAACCTAAACATTCAGATTCATACTCTCGTCGAGAGAACGTCTGGGTACCACAAAAGGGTTGAAGAACATGAACAACGGATACGTGAGCTTGAATCGCGGCGACAGGGACGGTGAACCCTTCGCGGAACTTGTCGAGGTTTCTCTCGTCGAGGATCATTTGGCGTGGCTTCGCGCCCACCTTGAAGGGAAGTACAATATCGATATCGGAGAATTAACAGAATTTATAGAGGAGTCAGTCCATGGGCGCGCTTGCCATTATTTCCTTGATCGTGTCAATCGTTCGGGCAATCCCTGACTTTATCGCTCTCGTCAATTTTATCCTCGCCCTTATCCGTAAAGGCGATAAGGCTAAGATGAAGGAGCGTCGTCAGAGACTTTATGAATTCCTCAAGGAAGCTCGGTCCACTCATGACTACTCCAAACTGGGAACCCGTCTTGAACTGATGAAGCGGGAACTTGAAAAGGAAATGGAGTCAGAACTCTAAAATAAAACGCCCCTTAGGTTACAAGTACAAAACCTAAGGGGCGCGGGATCCAAGTCCAATTATATTACTTCGCCATAATCCCGGCGACAAGTGCAGAAATCACTGCCGTCATCTTGTTGATCAAAGAAGAGATTTCTTCTGACGACAAGTCTTTAAGTTCAGCGGCGACCATGTGAGAACCTTCGATCGCGTTCTTCCCTGCGGCGACCACGGGGGCGAATTTTGGAAGGTCCATCCAGTTGACTTTTCCATCTTCTTTAGCCTTCTGAAGGGCCACTCCCACTTCTTCCAAAAGGGACAGGAGTTCCATCGTTTCCTTGATACCTTTAGCTTCCATCTCTATTCCTCCATGAGATTTAAAACCGGTGTCCAATTGTAGCCTTCGATAACGGCGTGAAGCAAATCCACGGCCGGGGTTTCAAGGTTGGTCTTTCCGTCCGGTGTCTCCCACGACCCGCACCGTTGATGACGGTATTCCCACTCGTTTGGGCGGTAACTTTTTACCCACGCGTCAAGTCCACCTTGTCCACAGTACCAATCGATAAGTGGCATGCCGTAACCCGAGGCGGCGTTACACCAGCGTCCACGTTCGCGTGGAGAGGGTCCGAGACCGAGGTTATCCATCGTCCGGATGGACTGATACCCGAGGTGGATACGGAAACACGCGGCCTTTGAGGCGGCAACCGCGCGCGCCCATCCCTCGAGTTGTAACATAAATGCATCATTTCTAGTGTCTGAGGGTTTGGAATGGAGATCCATCCGCCACGCGAGACCTTCTAAGAGGTAGTTAAATCCGGGCGGGAGGGTCACCCCCGCGCGAGGGTTTAGAGTCCCTGTGTCTGAGACAAGGGCGAGGTGTTCCGCGACCCAGTTTTGCCAGACTTCTTTGGCCCAACTACACCTTGAGAGTTGGGAAGAAATCCCCCGGTAAATACCGATCGCCCCGTCGAGAGAAATCTTGTCGGGTAAAGTAGGGTGACGAAACAAAACGCCCCCGTTTAGAGAATCTCTTAGACCTTCTGCGTAACCCCGGGCCTCGTCGTCACAAGGGAGGGAGGCGAGAAGAATCCCGGACCATATGAGACTATCCCCCGTGTGTTCCAGACGGTCTGGGAAGCGGGAGACGACCCAAGGAGAAGGTTCTAGAAACCGGGGAAGACGAGCGCGGTATTCTTCATAGACGGCGCGGACAGAGTCGTCCGGGTTTGAGGTCTCCGGTTTGACGGCCGGAGACCCACAGGCGGTCAGGAGAAAAATAAGGGCCGAAACTATTCCCCTTGATTTCATAATTACCTCACACGTCTGGCAGTAATTCTACCGATGTAACGGGGTGTATTGGCAACAAATCCCGCCCGAGTGGATAAATAAACCGTTGTCGTGGACGCCAAGGAAAAACGAACTACCGGGGTCGCAATCGAGACATCTGAACGTGTCACGTTGTACAGGACTGTCCCGTTTGCCGCCGTGTAGTTGACATACTGATAGGCTGTAAATGTCGTGACTGACGTACTTAATCCAGCCGCCACGGCGTCAATTGTTGTGTCTGGCGCACCGGGTCCGTCGATTGAAACAATACCTTGAACGTCCCAGTCGCCCGCTGTGAGGCTGATTGAGGTAGCATCGACAACAACAAAATCCGAATAGTTTGTTTGGGTCCCTGTTGCTGTCAGGTACTCACCCACAAACCCTGCCGCCGCACTGTCGTTTGTGTTGGTCCCGAGGAGCTGGCCAGCACGTTGAACAAGTCCCGCCGTGTTTTGTTGGACGAGGCCGAATTGAACTTGACCGCCCGCTCTTTTAGTCACGCGCCAGAAGGCATTAGAAGATGGCCAGTTAACAAGTCCGCCGTCGTCGTTTTCAAACTGCATATACCTTGCAAAAACGGCGTCAACGTCGGTTGTGGACCCACTCACAGCGTTAAGTTGCGCCCCTGCCGCGTCTGAACCTGTTGAAAGAATTCCGGGGACAATCCTAGACCCATTTAGGTAAGCAGTCGCGACACTGTACCAAAGGTTTCTATCGGCGGAGACTTCGAGTTCAACAACGTCTGTCGGTTGGATCGGTGTCTGGAACCTTACCCTCTGAGTCGTGGTTCCTGACAAAGACCCGCCCATAGCCGCACCAGCGGGGCCATAAGCAAAACCACTCGCCGTGTTGCTTGAGGTCCAAGTTCCCGAGTTAAACGCATACTCAACATTGTTCGACCCCACTCCGCTGGCGGAGCCGGCCAATCCAGATATCTGTAAATCAAATTCAACCCAAACTAGTGCAGAAGAGCCTATAAATGTCCCGTTCTGCCTAGTAGCTGGGGCGCCCGCAGTAGTGTAATCATCATTTGCAAAACCGACATACGAGTGCCCATCTGCGGCGATCAGACTGCCTTGTTTTAAAGTGGAGGCCCCGGCGTTGTTTACCCGCCATCTGCCGCAATGTGTAGTAGACCCAGACCTGACAAGAGCAGTCATGTTTGGGGGTAAGTTAAATCTAGCTTCGCTAGCGGTTGCTGTGCCGGTTGTAAACCTCGCGATAACTTTTATTCTGCCGCCGGTTTGCGTGTAAGTTGCATAATCAAAAGAGGGGGTTCCAAACCCTTGACCAGCCCCAGGGGTGTAGCTTATCTCCGGCCCAACCACCGGCCCGCCATAATTTTGTGCAGGACCTATGACGACTTGATCGATCTCCAACGTGTAAGAGGTCGCAACGGTTGTTGCTTGGTGGATGTAAAGCCTGTAACTAGTCGATGCAGTCGAA